TCTTCTTGTGAAAGTGGAGCAAACTCTAAATCTTGTTCCTGCTCTGGAACGAACTCAAGCTCTGGCCCTATAGCCATTGCTTACTGCCTCGCTTGCAGTCTACCTGGTTTCCCGTTGATATAAATAAGTTGTCCAGGCTTTACGCCCGCTGCTTTTGCTTCTTGAAGGCTATTGAAATTCTTTGGTGCTTCTGGTTGCGCTGGAGTTTGCGCTGGAGTCTCTGGAACGACTTGTGTTGGTGCTTGGAGTGGCATAGTTGGGGATTGATAATCTGGAATATTTGTTTCCATCTGGCCTGCTTGTCTGTTAAAGCCAAGCTCGGCCAACTTGTTCTTATAAACTCCAGCCTCGGCCTCTATGTCTTTTAGGACATCAGCGCGTGGTTTGGCACCAACTAATCCAAGACCAGCTTCCATTGCAAATGTGCGCGTATCGCCCTTTGCAATTTCAATCTCTTGCTTGACGCGCTTCTTTTGTAGCTCTTTTAGCCTATCGCTTAATTCAGCGCGCTGTGTTTCAATATCTTGATTTTGAAGGTCTTGTTCGTTGCTGATCGTTGATCCAATCCCAGCAAGGTAAGGAGCAAATGCTGGATCTTGGCTTAACGCTGGAAGATCCTTTAGCTTGCCCTTGACCTTCAGTCCACCCTTCTCGAAGCTGAAGTCAACGTCTGGCTGTTCCTTAATTGCCATTGCTCGCTCTTCTAAGGCTTGCCGTCTTTGTGCTTCAGCAGCAGCTTGCTTGTCAATATCGCCTTGGCGAAACATATTTACTAATTCTGGTATATCAATTACTGCCATAAATCTCCTTATATCTTAATCAAGTTTCCAAGGCCAGTAGCAATCTGACCGAACTGTTCGGCCCCACTAGATCCTCTCGCAATCGCACCAACCTGCGCACCGTAGGTGCTTGAAGCATAATCCGCCAACGTATTATAAATACCCGCCGCATTCTGCGCGCCAAGGAATCCAGCGTTTGGATTAACATATCCGTAAGGATTGGCTGCTGAAGAAGCACCTTGGAACTGACCAGTCTGCAATGGTTGGGAAGCTGCAATATAGTTGTTGAGCATACCCTGCTGTGTGCCTAGCCGCTGGGATGCCAAGTTATACATCGTAGGACCGCTTGCAATAAAGCCTTGAGCCGCGCCAAGGCGGGATTGATCCAAGGCATTGCGAAGACCAAGATCGCGTGCTGTGGCCGCACCAGTTGTCTCGCCAGAGCCAAGGAAGGCAGCGGCTGCGCCATACCGTGCAAGCTTGCGCTGTTCTGCGGCAGCACCAATATTGGCTGCTTCTTGCACTGCTGGTCCAAGACCAAAGATATTTCCACGCGCAGACTGCGCCGATCTGGCTGCTTGCTCATACTGACGGCGTTCTTCAACACCAAGCGTAGATCCAAGCTTTAATTGATTTAACGCTTCCTGCTCAATTTGATTGCGAAGGTCTTCAGTCTGCTTGGTCGTTGTTGGGCCAAGAGGAGTTTCAGCCATCGCTTGGTACTGCTTGGCAAGACCGCGAACGGTTGCGCCGATAGTAGGGTCAATTACATCAATTTGTTTTAATGTTCGTTCTTCTGGTAAACGCAGTGATTCTCTGAATTTGGAAATGGCTGAAGTGGCTTGTTCTCCACTTACTGGCTGATAGCCCTCATAAAGACCTTTAGCTTCTAGCGTATCTTTCTGGGCTTGGGCAAGCTGACTTTTAATGCTATCAATAGATTTTTGAGCTTCAGTTTTGCTTGTACCAGAAGGAAGATCAGCATATATTTTATTTGCTTGATCAAGTTGGCTTTGCAGATCAGTTGTTGCCGCAATCCCAATGTCGTAAAGGCTTTTATATTGACTCTTTCTTGCCGTATTGATGTCGTTAAGAATCTGATCATCTGTAACATCTACATTCAGTTTTCCAGCAAGACCGCCAGTACCGAGTCCGAGTTGGCTTTCTCCTCGAAGAGCTTCTAAGCCTGTTGCAAGCTTTTTATTTTGCGAGAAATCAGAACCTATATTTACGCCAATGTCGGACAATCCAAGCCTTGATAGCGATTCGTTGAGTTTTGGGGCAGTTCTTGAAGCCGTTGATTCAAGTCTGCGTAAGGTGTCCTGCTCTGTAACAAGCCTACCCCTTGCTGCCTCAAGTTCCTTTTTTGACAACTTGATTTTTGTTATGCCATCAACGTCTAATCCCCTTGATCTATATTGCTGTATCTCTACATTCTTTCTTTGCTCATTGATTTGATCAATTGCATCGGATGCTTCGGTGATATTCGCAATTGCTTGTTTTGCATCAAGACTTAAATTCTTTGAATCAAAATCCCGAACAAGCTTGGCTGCATCTTTTAATGCATTTTGATAATTTGTATTTAGATTGTTTACTCCAAATTTTTGAGCTTGAGAAAGAATATCTGAATAATAATTTAGAGCTTGCGTGAAGCTTTCTGGTTTTGATTTCGGAAGAGTTACATCTGCTTTTTCAAATTGATATTTTTGCGTTGCGGCATCAAGATTTATATTGCCTTTTTTGTCAGTATATAATGCAGGATCAAGTTTATATACATTCTTGATCAAATCTGTTTGTGCCTTTGCCTCGTCAAACTTTCCTTTTGTAACATAGCTTGCAGGATCGGTAAGACCGAGTGCTTTATACCTATCAATTGTGGCTTGGTTTCGATCTACTTTAGGTGCTGCGGCCATATTAAACTATTCCTGTCCTTGGAAGACCGCTTAAATAATCAATTTGATTTGCGCCTTGAGATTGTTGAACTTCTTGTGGAACTGCTCCCATAGGAGATTGACCATAAAGGCGAGCAAACTGGATTGCGGCCTGCTGGCCTAATCCGCGTTGAGTTGCGTATGATTCTGGGGCCATTTCAAACTGGCGGCGCATAGCTTCAAGAGAGCGTTGTGGTCCTAGTTCGCGCTCAACCTGCAATCCAGCCTGGGCTGTTTTCTGCAAGTCTAACGCCGACATCTGGCGTTCTAGTTCACGCTGGCGAGGCATATACTTCTCGCGTAAGCGTTGCTCTAAAGCCGCTACGTCTGGCTGTTTCTGGATGTATGTCTCAAGCGAAGAGCGATAGAAAAGATCGTTAGCCCTAGCTGCCTCAAGTGGATTGGGAGGCGGCGGAGGTGCGGGAATAGAAGGACTGCCACCCATTAGAGTAAAGCCTTTCGCATAAATGTCATATAGTCATAACTCCTTGGTTTACCAGAACGATTAAAGGTGATCCGCTTGCGAGGACCAAAACGCTCCCAAAGGAGCAACAGCAAGCACTTTAAGGATTTAGCACCCTTTGAGGAGATCGTCAAGTCAACAAAGACATTCTCACCATCTTCGCTATGCACATAATGATCAGCCTTTTGGCCGTCCTTTATGCACCTAGCCAAAGCCACCCCAGCTATCTCATCCCCATCCTTAACTACCCCGACCATGCCTTGCTTCTCAAACCATCCGTACCAAGCCCCCAGGTTAGGCCACATAGCCTCTGGAACGCTGCTCTGCTCAATGTACTCAATAGCCGTCATATTGACTTTTCAATTTCAATCGTATCTGGATTGGCAGCAGCCACAATCTGACGTACAGCCAGCTTGTTTCCAGTGCTTGAAATCTTGATGTTAAGCAAACGCCATTTCTCATACTTACGCAGGTCACTGGCAATCCTCTTCTTTGTGATTGTGGGCAGTGCGGCTGGCAAGACAAATGGCAATACTAATGTTGAACTTGCAATGTCAATGTTTGCTTGTACCACAACATCGCCAACATCGGTGTCACGCTGGATGAATATGGAAGTATCGTTTGAGAATGAGTTATCAAAGATAACCTCAAAATGACTCCCATACTTGGCCGAGAAGGGATCGCCAAAGTTAAAGTCTTTGGTTCGCACATAGGATTGATACTCAGTTCCAGCATCCTTGTAGTCCTCAAATGTCGTGCCAGCGGGAGTCTTATATCCAGAATACTTCTCAATGATTCCATTGGTCTTCTTAAACATTGCCCTTGACCCCTCGTTGTCGTAGTTGGTCAGAGTAAACTGCATAACCTGTGGACTCCAGGTACCCTCAAACGCATTCAGGGCGGTATTGTAAACAATCAGCGTGTCGTTGTAATCATTTGAGCCAGTTGGTACGGCCAAGAAGTATCGGTTGTCGTAGAAGATTGCTGTGGAAAGTCGAATTGCCGCTGTGTTAATGTTTTGGATTACATCCTTAACAATCTCGGAAAGAGGTATTCCTACTGATGTGAAATCGTCAGCAACTGAACGAACAAGCGACCTGATTCCATTGTCCGACAAGAATAGAATATCGCTGCTTACTTGAACCGCGCTTCCAGTGGCAACGCATCCAGTATTGTTTGAGATAAGCGAAACAATCCAATCCGTTGCAGATGTTGCATCTGGAGGAATGTCAAGCTGGAATACCCTTCTCTTCTTGAATACAATAATTCGATTCTTATAGTAGGGAACAATTGCCGTTATTTCATCGCCATCGTCTCCGTTGACAACAATGCTATTAGACGAACTCCATACATTGGGGTCTAAAATATCCGAAGCATATAGCGTATTCCTGTTCTCTCCAGAACCCGCCCCAATTAACCTATTTTCAGCGTTGATTAAAAGCCTTAAATCCTGTGGTGGCGGGCTAACAGTTGCGGTTGCGGTTGCTCCAATTCCATCTCCAATGATTGTTACTTCAGGCGCGCCAGAGTAACCAGATCCTCCGTCTGAAACGGTCACGGTTATAGTTCCACCAGCTACCTGTGTAATTAGGGTTGGACTTGTACCGCCCCAATCTGGCCCAGTTACAAAAGCTGTTGCTGTTGTGTATCCAGCACCACTGCTTGTAACAGTAATGGCTCGC